AATCAACGGTAACTGATCAACCAGACTCATTCCTCTTATGTCATCTACAGTTGTTCCGAACTCTTTTGCAATTTCTGGTTTGAATTGTATCAATCCACCAGCTCCAGTAGATTTATTCAAAGCATCTCCTTTAAAACCAGACTCTGATGCGATCAGTCCTAATAACTCTGATGCCTTTATATTGTGTTTATCAGCTATCTTTTGTATTCCACTCAAAAATTGTTTATTACCACCTATCAAATCTTTTGATCTTCCACTCAATTTGAATGTTTTATCTTTCAAAATGTCATTTGGAATTATTGTTCCCGATGTTTTAGGCACGAAAACCTCAGGCCCCTCTTCACCCACTAATGCTGGTTTATTAATAGGAGGATCTCCACCCTCTGCAAAACCAGTCAGACCTCCAAGAGCGGTCAATCCATAAGCTATACCAGCAGTGAGCAATCCACCTTGACTCTCCTGTAAAACTCCAGCAGCACCTTTTCTCAGAGACTGCATGAAAGTTCTCTCTCTTTTATCACCTAAACCCTTCTCTTGTTCATCCGCTTGCTTTTGTGCTTGATCTTCTTGTTTCGCTGTTAATTGTTCTCTGGATTCAAGTTGTTTTTCTCTACTCTCTTGTTGTATTATAAAATAGTTTGTGATATTCCCAATATCCTGTTCCATTATTTGAATACTTTCTTGTATTCCTTTTACTAATTCATCATTAGATCTAATTGATGTAAGATTTTCCTGAGATGATGTCAAGGCACGACCAGCCACATCTTGAATCTCTTCAACTGATTCAAACAAATTAGCAGCTGTAATTTTCTTCGGTTTTGGCGCCTCTTCATCCATAAGAATTTTCTCTTTGTTGTCTCTTTAGATTTTCAGCTTCAATATAATTCTTAAGTAGAGTCAAATAAATGTCTCTCTCCCAAGGCATCATATTTTCAAGTTCTGTCAAGCTATATTTATGGTATTGCATGAGAGCAAAATTAATTCTGTAAAAAGATTCGAGACTCTCTCTTGCAATACTTAACCGAAAAAATCGGCTAGACCCTCCAAAACGATACTACTTTTCTTTTTGGTATTTGGATTTGTAATTTCAATAGTATGAGATAATTTAGGCATCGATGCAAAAAACTTCTCAACTTGTTTATATTGTTTTGAATTTAATTGTTCGATAAATTCTAATCTTTCATCTGAAGTATAATCTTTTGCATCCCACGCCTCTTCCTCTGTAAAAACAGTGTCAATACAATCTGCAATTAACTTGAAAGTTTTATTGACAACTGTTTGAGGTTCATCTTCAGTTTCAAAATTATTTTCAATAAACTGATTTAACGAAGGATACTTCATACGAAGTGATAGATTTTTATCTAATGAAATATCTGTTGTATGATCTTTTGCTTTAACAACTTTTATTTCATCAACATATATTGTCACTGGTACTTCAGTTTCATTATCATCTGGGCATGTAACAATTAATTTTATATCTTCACCAATTGACTTTGCACGAATATTTAAGAAGATGTATTCAATATCAAATGTTGGAAGATCATCAACCTTGATACCTCTTGTTAAGATACATTTTTTCAATACATCTTTAACAGCATTTGTAATCTCATTTTGATTTTTTGACTCTAATGCTATGATTAAAATTTTCTCTTCTTTAACAAGAAAGGGTCTATATTTAATTTTTTTGCCTGTCGATGGCATCTTCAACTCATAAGTTGGAGTTGTTATTGTTGGTAATGGCATAATGTTTCAATCAATATTTTATATAGTGTGGTTATAGAATACCTCCTAAATTGTACCACCAAGGTATTTTAGTTTTACCCTTATTTGGCCCATCCTTATGAGTATTGTATTTTTGTTTGAAGGTTTCGGTTATCGGTTCATTGTCTGGTGCCAGATCATTATAAAGAGAATTTCTTCTTAATTGCTCTTTACTATTCAATAAAGAGAAAGCGTCCGAAGTTACAGCTTTGTTTGTATCAGTGTAATTAAAGTCTGCGATAAATCGATCATAGGCAAGAGTCACACTACATCTTAACACATTTGACTGACCATAGGCAACTCTCATTGATGTTAAATTAGTAGGCCAAATGTTTATAAACTCATAAGTTGTCATTCTTGAAGTTGGTTCTTGTCTTTGTATATTTCTTTGTCTTAGTTGACTGTTATTAAGTGGAGAAGTTAAATTATCTACAAATAAATCTCTTTCAAACTTAGTTACATGAATTGTCTCTTTATAATCTTCTGGATAATTAAATCTACCATAAGCGTTTGGATTTTTACTATAACCTTTTGGGCCACTAATCGGATTTATATAAGTCATCCAAGATTCTAACACTTCAATAATCACATGATCAAGATCACAGTAAAATGTTAGATTAAGTGGTGGAAATGTTCTAAGATTTGGAAACTCCTCTTGAATACCTTGATGATGTCCAACTGCAAGACTTGTTTGGAAAGTTGTGCCTGGCAATTCTGCCTCAGCACACATCAACGACATTTTTTCCATAAAATCGTTACCACTTGATCTTCTCCTAGAACTTGCAGCATTTCTGTTTATATTATTACTCTCCAACCAGTTCTGCCATTTTCCAAATGAAAAAGTAACCTGATAAAACGTGTCTAATGAAGGGCGACCAACAACCTCCCTAACATCAAACATGTCTTTTGAGAATATTCTATTTCTATTCGGGAAAATACTATTGCTTGGCACGATAAATAAATTTGTGTTGTTATTACTATATATGAGTTATAAAGGAATATATAGACCTTCTAATCCTAAAAAATACAAAGGTGATCAATCTAATATTATTTATAGGTCTTTGTGGGAAAGAAAATTCATGAATTATTGCGATTTAAATGAAAATATTCTTGAATGGGCATCCGAAGAGTTTTGGATTCCCTATCTAGATCCAACAACAAATCGTGTTCGTAGATATTTTCCTGATTTCTTTATTAAATATAAAGACAAGACTGGTGATATTCGTAGATCAGTGATCGAAGTCAAACCAATGAGAGAAACACTTGAACCAAAGGCAACGAAGGGAAAATCAAGAAAGACAATGATAAATGAATCAATGACATATGTTAAAAATCAAGCGAAGTGGAAAGCAGCAAGAGAGTTTTGTGCAGATCGTAAATTAGAATTTAAAATTATGACTGAGAAAGAACTAGGAATCCGATGAGTATTCTTCAAAATATATTGAATAGAGTTAGTGGTCAAGTCAACGAGGATTTCTTTCGCCAACAATTAATGCAAGAACTTGGATCTACAAACTTTGATGATGATGCTGCAGATACTGGCGGATTTGCTGCTGGACAATTATATTTCTTTACCTATCAAGCACAAACAAGACAACCATTTTATGACATGTATCCACTGTCATATGTGATTGAAATGAGATCAAATGGATTTTTAGGTTGTAATCTTCATTATCTTCGATTAAATCAAAGGGAAGAACTTGCAATGAGCTTACTAAATAACTCTGCTCAGGGTGCAGTTGCAGTTCCTCCTCGAACTCTGCATAAATATGTTTACACTGGTGTTAGAGGTCAACCATATCGTATTCCAAATACAGAGTGGACAGATGTGGCACAAATACCTACTGAAAAATTCGTTGATATGAGAGGAATTAGTGTTCCAAGAAGCAGAATTTACAACACAAACTAATGTCAAAAAGTAAAAAATATGAAATTGATGGTAAGAATTACTATTTTTCTTTTGATAAGAATAGTAAATTAAATGGCATTTCTGAGGTGTCAGGAAGTGGTAGTCAATTTAGAGAAACTCCAGTAAATCCATCTACTACACTATTTGAGACTCTCTCAACTTCTGACGATGCCTTAGATGCACTGAATGTTAATAAATTCAAAGGAGCGACAACACAAACTGCTATGGAAATAGCGTCAAGTGAGGAGTTAAATCAAAATTACGAACAAAAATTAAAAAACGCAAAAATGAAGAATTGAATATTAAACCAGTTGAACCTATTAAAAGTGCGGGTGGTTGAAAC